TTCAACGCTCAACCAGGCGGCCCAGCACAAGACAACTCAGCCCTTACGTCTCCAAAAATCGACCTCGTCACCCTCGGTGCCGGCGGCTTCGCCGCAAAATCACTCTACGATTACTTCGGCTATCCAACAGCCATCGACGCAACAGCATCAGGCCAACATATCAACAATTATCTAGGCCGCGCAATGAATCTCATTTGGAACGAAAATTACCGAGATGAGAACTTACAGAACCCAGTCGTCGTCGACCTTGACGACGGACCAGACCTCGCATCAGACTACGTCTTACTTAAACGCGGAAAGCGCCACGACAAATTCACATCAGCGCTCACAGCTCAACAAAAAGGCCCAGCCGTCCAAATCCCTCTCGGCTCATCAGCTCCAGTACTTAGGAGCTCAGCTGCTCCTTATTGGATACCTTATCAAGCAGCTACAAATAACGTCTCAGCCAACGGCGCCGTCACCGTACTTGGCGGTGCCACTCAATCAGCAGGCGCAAATATCTCTTACGATCCAAATGGCGGCCTCTATGCCGACTTAACAGCCGCCACAGCCGCCACACTCAATCAATTACGACAATCCGTAGCCGTACAACACTTACTAGAAGCAGACGCCAGAGGCGGTACTAGGGACGTAGAAAGCATCCAACACCGTTGGGGCGTAACCGTCCCTGACTTCAGGCTACAACGTCCAGAATACCTCGGAGGTACGACTTGGTCATTCGACGGTATCGTCGTTCCACAAACATCAGAATCTGGAACAACACCTCAAGCGAACCTGACTCAATTCTCACAATCCATCTCAGCCTTCAGCGTCAATCATTCTTTCGTCGAACACGGCGTCTTTATGATCTTACTATCAGCACGCTCAAACATTACTTACCAACAAGGCCTACAACGCGAACTCTCTTACATGACCCGCTTCGACTGGTATCAACCAGAATTTTCAAACCTCGGCGAAGTCGCAGTTAGAAATAAAGAAATCATGTTCCAAGGAAACGGCTCTGACGACGGTACATTCGGATTCCAAGAATACGCCTACGAACTTCGCTACTCAGAAAACCGCGTCTCAGCAGAAATGCGCTCCAACTACGCAACGTCTCTTGACTCAAAACACATGGCCGACGACTACGCTACACTACCAACACTCTCAGCGGGCTGGATTCAATCAAACACTCCGATCTCTAGAAATATCGCAGTCGCCTCTACCGTCGCAGATCCCATTCAACTCAACACCATCACCGAAGGCCGTATAGCACGCACATTACCAATGTACTCCGTGCCTGGCCTCATGAGGTTATAACATGGGATTCTTTGACGACATGGCCCCACTTATCGGTGGTGGCCTAGGCGCTATCGTAGGAGGCCCACAGGGCGCCCAAATGGGCGCCTCCGTCGGCGGCAGTATAGGCGCTGGAAATAAAAACCGCGCCCTCATGAACGACATGAACAACTACAACGACGAAAAAATTAATCAACAAATAGAATTTCAAAAAGAAATGTCCAATACCGCCCATCAGCGTGAAGTAAAAGATCTTCAGGCCGCAGGCCTTAATCCCAACCTCTCCGCTGGTGGAAACGGTTCCTCAACACCATCAGGAGCATCAGGCTCCGCCCAATATCATCAAACACCAGAAGTCTCTATGCCAGACTTCATGGCTTACGGCATGTCCATGAAACAAATGGAACTAGCCGAAGCCAGACTCAAGCTCGATCAAGCAGGCTCCGCCGCAGTGATCGCAAAAACCATGAGCGATACAGATCTTAACAAGATGAAAAAAATCCTCATGCAAAAAGGCCTCATCAGAGCCGAATTCGAAGGCGAAGCCTCGCAATGGCTCAAAGAAGGCCTAAAAAAAATGCGCGAAAACATTAAACAACCTTCGCTTCGCGAAGAGTCGCCACAAATGCAACAAAAACTTATAGAAATGCAAAACCCATAGGAGAACCCATGAAAGAAGAAATCATCAAAGAAGGAAAACTTAACGAAGTGATTACGAGAACAATCCTTCGAAAAAACGGAACAACAAGAATTCAGCAAGACTTCGAATTCTGTCCGACGCTCGCGGAACAACACACAGCCAACGTTACAGACATCAACTGGCTAATGAAACAATACAAACCCGACGAGCTCGCAGCTTATATCGCTGCAAAAAATCAACACCGTCTAGAACTAATCGGTCACGATTTCTCAAAAGAGCCAAATCTACAAGAAGCAAAAAATATTACATATCAACTCAAACAAAACTTCGACGCGCTTCCAGAAGAAGTCAGAAGTAACTTCAAAAACCATGTCGAATTCTTAAAATTCATCGACAATCCTGCAAATCAGGAAAAAATGCTTAAACTAGGACTCATGACTAAAAAAGAGATTACTCAAAACGTGACTCCAGTGACGCCAACGACGCAGGAGGCGAAGGAACCAAAGGAACAAAAAAAGGAATCTTCTCCAACTAAATCATAGTCCCAAAAACATTAACGCCGCTTTAGCAAGTTAAAATCTGACGGGGACTAGCGAACGAAGTGCCATAGGCAAGCCCCCGTCACTCTTCACTCTTCAACTACAAAAATAAATAAAAAATTAACACAAACAACCTTTACAATTCGCCTTAAGTAACGTTACTTAAGGAACCGGAGGTAAGCGTTGCCTAAAAAATATAACTCACAAAAACAAAAACGGTATCGTTACCGTCAACAACTAGCTCTTTTAATGTATCTAGACTTACAAGAATTACTAAAACCCGTAGATCTTTCACAATCGAAAGCCTACACAATCAACGAACTAAGGAGACAACATGTTCACAAAAAATAACAAAGAAAAACCAGACCTAGAATACTTCACAATATTTGATTCAAAAGTCGGAACCTACAGAGAACCCATGCTCGCAATTAACCGTCACGACATCCTCAGAAACCTACAAGGACTCTTCCAAGACCCAGCTCAACAAAGAAATCAATTAGTAACTAACGCCGAAGACTTTTCGCTATTCAAAGTCGGCGAATACTCAAAAAAATCAGGAACCATAACGCCCTGCGCTCATGAACATATAGCCAACCTTCACGACATCAGAGCCGTTATCCAAAGGTCCGAAATCAAACCCGTGGGCATGCACTCTACTTGATTAATACAATGCCCACTGACACAATTCTTCAATCAGGAGGCAAAAATGAAACGCAAACCATTAAACAAATCCCGAGATCGCAAAGTCTTTTCTAAGACCTCACGACCTCACCCATCCAACGTATCCGTCGCATCAGTAATGCGCGGCGGTATCAGGAAATAATCCCTCAGCAAACTGGGGTAAAGGGGGCTTCGGCCCCTTTAATTAACTAAAGGAAACGTACATGAAGTGCGCGGACCCTATCTTATGTTACAATGATGGACAAACACGGAAATTCCGCCACTTTTCACTCGCTAACTCTCCCTTTAAACTACTCCACAACCAAGTCTTCAACTGCGGAAAATGTATATTCTGCCGCAAAAAAAAATCCTACGAACTCGCAATCAGATGCGTACTCCACGCCTCACTACATCCACAGAATTGTTTCTTAACCCTCACATATGACGAAACAAAACCGGAATATCACAACAACCTTCAATACTCAGACATTCAAAAATTTAAAAAAAAACTCCGCAGGTACTGCGAATATCATCACAATAAAAAAGTCCAAATCTTCAACGTCCATGAATATGGTAAAAATGGAAAAAAACACTGGCACTTAGTGGTGTTCAATCACGACTTCTCAGAACATCCGCCAGGTTTAACAAAATCTTTACATACGACGCGTAATGGAAATAACCTTTACACATCAAAACATCTTGAAAAACTCTGGCCCTTTGGGTTCAATACCATAGGTAACGTTACTGAAGCGTCAGCGATGTACCAAAGCCAATACACCCAAAAGGACTTAAAAAATGGGAACTCAACCAACAATAAAAAATCCAAATCCAAACACTCCGGCATCGGACGAGAATACTTCTTATTACATTACGAACAAATTCTCTCTCTTGGATTCATACCCTTCGGCGGTAAAAAAATTCCGATTCCTCGATATTTTCAAAAAATCGCCCACAAACATTATTCACACTTTTACGAAACTCAAAACTTCTTCGATACATCAGAGCGCAAGCGACTTTACACACCATTTAAAAATGGGATGGAAAATAAACACATAGCAGATCTGTATATCAAGTACCGCGACACTAAACTGATTTACATCGACCAACTAACTCAAGAATGGGAACAATCAATCGAACCCTACATTCACAACAAAAATAAACCTGACTTTATGAAGTCAGCAGAAAACTACTACTACGATCTTAATAACAAATTAACCAAAGAAAATTTCTAACAGGAGAAATTATGCACTTAAAGACAGACACCGGCGCCAATTCACACTTCTCACGCGTCCCTACAATCTCACACTCAAGAAATGCATTCACGATCGCAGAAAAGCACGCAACTACTATCCAATTTGACACCCTCTATCCTCTCTATCACAAATTCATCTATCCAGGAGATACACTCTCCGTTACTCAAAAAGCACTCGCACGATTACAAACTCAAATTACAACTCTATTCGACGACCTATACATCGATGCCCACGCATGGTTCGTACCGATGCGGCTTATTCAAACAAACTGGGCTCGCTATCAATTCAACGCTCAACCAGGCGGCCCAGCACAAGACAACTCAGCCCTTACGTCTCCAAAAATCGACCTCGTCACCCTCGGTGCCGGCGGCTTCGCCGCAAAGACACTCTACG